CTATGCCTAATCTACTTTGGCCGTTACCTAAACAAAATACTCTCTTAACCATTTACAAAAACCTCTTTCATAATTAGTTTACATTCTGTAGCATTAAACTTAACAAATGGTCTTAACTTGGTAAGCGTAGATGAGATTTTAGGCCAGACAATTTTCTCGGTAATTTCTTTATTCCAATTCTTACTAAACGACAAAAAGTGGTCAAGCACAATGATGGTCTGCTGAGACGCTCTTTTTTGAATAAGTAAACGTAACAATCGTGGATGTTGTCCGCCACCACACAAAAAGCCATCATCAAAAGAAAGCCCACGGTTGCTAAAGTCATTAGCAATAGCCACAAGATCATTTCTAAAATGGTATCCAAAAGCCTCTTTACGCTTTTTAAATTCAAGGTATATTTCTCTTCCGTCATTTTGTATTAGATTACCCACCCATTTACTACTATTAGTAGCAAAATTAGAAACAAAAAAATCAAGTATGTCTCGTTCATTATATCTTTTAGATAACTTATGAAAAAAATACCTATCATTTCTTTTTGTAAATGTTTCAAGTTTACAATTAACTTTGCCACCATATTCTTCATAGTCATATGTATCCGTTGTAAAATGTAGCTTAATAGCTAAATACAATTTAAATACTTCAAACCCTCCGTACATTTTCTTTATCTCGCCATTCTTTTCTCATACTTATATAAAATTCGTCCTGTGTGACAAGGTCTCTAAACTCTTTAAATCTCTTTGCTGACTTTGCTTTCTCACTCGTAGCCCAATCTTTCTCTTGTGGTAAAACTTTACCATCTTTACCATACTTCTTACCATCTTTGTGATTAGCATATCGTCTGGCTCTTGTAAAACCCATTTCTAAAAACTTTCTACACATATCCATACCTACAAAGTCTTTTTGTATTCTATAATCTAAATACATATCAAATATTTTTTGTGATGATATTCTAGCCTCTTTTAGAGTTTTAAATCGCCAATGCTTACAAATAACATCTGTATATGGCCTGACTAATAATACACCTTGTTCACCACGACCTATTCTATATCTTCTATCATTTGGTCTAAACAATATATTTTTATAATCTAATTTATAATCAAACTCTTTCATACTGGTAATTGGCCACACTTTTGATATTTTAACATTCTCAAATTAGTCGCTTCTAACTTGATTTTTTCTTTTAATGATTTTGATACTAGATTTGAAACCGTGCTGGGGTCTATTTCGTTTTGTTCACAATAATGAAGCACGGCGTCCATATGTGAAATCTTTTTGTCTTTTACTATATTCTCTATCTTTAAACTAAATTCTTTACTTGTCATATTTTTTTTAAGGCCGTGGTTCTGACTCTCGCCTACTACACGGCCTGGTACCTATTTGTTTGTTAACGGTACCAATATAACATATTTGGTAGGATTGTCAAGCTTATTTGTCTAATAGCTCACAAGTGATAGCGTCTGCTGGTACGCCTGCTGATTTATCGTATATCCATAAGTATGAGTAAACGATTTTATCATCTTTTACGGTACATTTTTTACCAAAAGACAATCTTGGCTCTTTTACTGAACAAGCTGTTAGTGTTAAAGCCGTTAATATTATTAATATTGTTTTCATATATCCTTTTTGTTTAGTAGATCAGTATTAAGTTTCAAATCAAACGTTCTAAAAACTATACAACTCTGATCTGGTCGTTCTGGTGTTGATACAGAGGCAAATGTCTCTTGTTCTTCATTTATCCAGTACACGACTATATATACAATTTTACCATCAGGCACTCCGCCCTCTCTGCCAAAACTCATATTGACAGGCTTAAATTTTTTAAATTCTGCCCACCTTTCTATCTCATCCGAAGTAGAGCAAACAGCGGGTACTTGTTCCCACCAAAAGTTAAATTTATTATCTTCTAGCTCTTTTTCAACGTGATCGTGTTCAGCAAAGGCTAAACTTGTTAGTAGTAGGGTTAGTGCTATGATTAGTTTTTTCATCTTACCTTATTTTGATAAGATGTTATTTGGTATTTTCTATCTTATCTTTTTGTAAATCTTCAAAATATTTATAAAAGTTTTGTATAGATTTGCCAAGTTCTTCTTCGTAATCTGCTTTGTTCTTAATGAAAGTCTGAACAGAGCCGTCTTCACTAGCAATTAAGATAACGATTTGTTCAATAGGGGTACCAAAAGTTTCTTCATACATATGAGCATAAGCCGTGGTTTGTAGAAAGTAATTCTCAATCCAGCTTTCTTGTCGCTCTTTGTTCGCTGTCTTAAAATCTATTACAGATAATTTACCATTATACTCTGCCACACAATCAACTTGACCAGCAATTGTAAGTTTTGGACTATACATAATTGCCTCTAATAAATGTATGTTGTTAATTTGGTCTATATAAGGTTTCATCAACTTAAATAAACCTAATGGTAATACGTCTCTGATACTAGGCGTTTCGCCTTTTAGATATTGTTCAACTAAAGTATGAAAAGATTTACCTCTACGAGCAGCTCTACCCATTTCCCAATTAGCAACTTTTTCGCCAATCTTCTCTCGCCACTCTTTTAATTGTTCTGTTTTTCTGATACCTAAAACCGTGGTAACTGAAGGATAGTTTGTGCCGTTTATGTTATAAAAACGGTGGCCATCTACTCTCATACCTTTGGTTTTAGGTAAGTTTGTTTTGTCTAGTTCTATAAAATTAAATGCCATAATATCCTCACTATACCATAATTAAGCTTATTTGTCAAGCTTCATACTTAATTAAATCGGTGTCAAATCAAAGATTCATTTACTTCTTCGGGTGTAGGCCCACCAGCAGCGTCTGAATATTCTTTTTGGTAAGCTGTTTTACCGTTAGCGTCTCTAAATGCTATTAAATATTCTTTTCTGTTTTCGTCACCGTTCTTATAAGAGCAATGTACCCACCCACTATTTGGTTCGTCTTTTTTGTGGTATTCCAGGATCAACTGGTCAAAATCCAGGTTATCGTGTATCCAATCAGCTAATACTTTATTGGACAATCCATAGATTTCAAAATCCGCCGCCTGGCCAGAGGCGTGCTGTGAATTTATACTTGAGCCTATGGCTACACACAACTCTGGACTACGAAACCCACTTGATACTGATACAACTTTACCAAAATGATCTCGGACTGGTTGTAAAACGTGGTCACAAAGTCTTTGTAAGTTTTCAATATTATCCTCATTCGGATTGTTATTGATACCTTTACGTGTCGCTGTCTCTGAGCGTATAAGCTCTTTAAGCGAAAAGTTTTTGCTTAGTCTCATTTATTTTTTCCTTTGCTTTTAACTTTAACTTTTTTAAGGTCTTTAATTCATACCAACTATGTGAAGACCTGTCATTGTTTCTTATAACTTCGGCTTCATTCACTTGTTTTTTTAGTTCTTTATGTTTTGCTTTAGCGTCCATAAATTACTCCCTTGTAAGTTTTAGTATTTTTTCTATTTGTGCCTTAATAATAGGGCCTCTGTTTGGCCAATGAATATAAGGCTCGTCACTTTTTGATAAGTTATATAAAAACGGTAATATAACTTTCTCAATTTCTTTAAATCTAGTTTTTATTTCAGCACTCTGTACTTCTTTTGTTATAGTTTCTTTTTCTGCTACAATTTGCATTATCTCATTCATCATTGATTTAATTGATGAAACATCTGATTTAACTTTTGAAATTTCTATGTTTGAATTTTCTACCAACTTCGGGTCAACAGCAGGTGTACTATCTGTTTTAGGTTTTGAAGATACAGGAGTAAAACCATAATCTTGGTCCATATCAAAATCTCGCATATAATCTGGTATATCTGCCATCTTATTTACCTCTTCTTTTCCTGTGTTTTGCTAATACTTGTTCTGTTTTAGATTGTTTAATAGTCTTTTTACCATATCTTTGGGCAAGGGCACTTTTCGGGTGTGCCTCTGATATTCGTTGTAAGTTTTCTTTCCATCCGCTATCTTGCCTATATGAGAGGCCTGATACCCCTCCTACTATATTTAGACTTTTAATTGCCTGTTTAATGTGTTTATTCTTTGACAAATACTCTTCCATTTCAGAAATAGACATCATTTCCGTATGTTCTTTATTGTTTTTTGTGTTAATAAATGTATATGTTGGCATTATATTAATCTTATATTTGTTGCTATGGTTACTCTTAATTTATCTGATAATTTATTCACTTTTTTTATGCCGTGTTCAACGACAGACGGAAAAATTATCATATCATCTTCTTCTACATCTAAAGTAAAATCTTCGTAAACATATGAATTTATTTTTTCCATATTATTCATAGAATTACATAACTTTGAGCGTATGAATTTAAAGTAGTTACCAAAGCTATGTGTATTTTTAAATTTTGTGCCTATATGACCTTTACCCAATTGTATATAGTGAACACAAGCGAAGTCATCTTTTGGTAAATGATTATGATAATTCATATAATCATCTTTATTTGAGACGGTATAATTTAATATGTTATAAGTCCAATTGATAGTGCCATCATAGTTAAATTTTAAGTTCTTCATAAAATTATCAAACACATTATTATAAACTTCTTTTAATTTGGTATAATTTACACTCTTAAATTTACTATTTTTTTCATCAGCATATGACATATGAACATTAGAATTAATTTGATCAAAATTATTTCTAGGACCCAAATTATAATTCTTTTTCATTATTGATAATAATTTTTTTTTATCATATGAATCAGGATCAATTTTTGTTTTATAGATCGGTAGACCAAATAATATATCAGTTTGAAACATTAGTATGAGTTATAAACCACAAATACTAGAGCCATAATAAAACAGATAATCAAAATGTGATTACCTAAATTCCAAGCACTCTTACCCACGGTGTGTGGATTTTTTGGGTCAATTATATTTTTCATTAACTTTTAAATGGGTCTTTTGTTATAAAATACTTATTAAGCATTTCTAACTCGTCATCATACTCAGCAATTATTTTTAATTCTTTTTCAATTGTTTCTAGTGTATCAGGATGTTCAGCTATACCTGCTGTCTTTTCTAATAATACTTCAACATTTGCTTTGTGCTTTTCTATATGACCTTTAGCGTGTGCTTGTAAAGCTTCAATTATTGCTTGTCTCATTTTTATCCTCTCTTAATCCGTCCCATAACATTTTTTTTTCTTCAAAAGTAAATGGTCGGATCATATTTAATCCGTGTTGTTTTCTTTCTTTTGTTTGTCTTTTAGATTCTTCTAAAGACAGTTTTTCTATTTCTTCATATTCCATTTTGTATAGCCTCAGCATACCACTCTGGCACTACAGCAGGAGATTTCCAAGTAGCAAATCTTCTTTTTTTCATCACATAATAATTACGATAACTTTGAACAGCGTCACCTGGTACTTTACATTCGTCAGGCATAGCAGGTTGTGGGTCAGTTGCTATCTTATTAATTTTAGCATTCTTTGGTGGTGATGATAATATTACACCAAGTTTTTGTATAGCAACGTGGTCTTTTGTATGATTGTATCTTTTTTTATACTCATCATTAAGAGCCATCATATGTTTATATAACCACATATAGTTATAAGCAGATTCAAATAACCATATTGTGCTAGGGTGTTTTACCCAGCCTGCTTTGTATAAAATAGGTTCTAAATTTGGATTAGGGTGTTTCCACCTTTTTATCTTTCTGCCATTGGCAGTTTTATCGTACCACTCTGTACCATCTTGTACTCTATGACAAGTACATAATAATTGAGCAGACTCTAAAATCATTTTTACCACGTGTTTATCACAACTCATTTGAGCTGCCACAACAGGATCTTTATGTAAGTAAAATATATTCACACCACCTCCTAGTTTATAGTTTTATTAAAATATGACATTTTGCCATACTTCTCACATAATTTTCTAAAAGTATTATACCAAAAACTTTTCCACTCATTGCTTTGTGCCTCTCTACAAGCTTTCTCTGCTCGTTTGATACGCCTCATAGCAAGGTCATCTGGCATAATTCTTTTTATATCTTCACTTGTCATCATTTTAATATATCATATCCTCTAATAAAGTCAAGCCTAGTTCCCAGCGTTGGCACCATTAGTGATAATGGTTCTCACCAAGGTAAAAGTAGGGTCATTCCAGTCTACCTTTTTGGTACAATCAGTATCGGTTAAACAGACCGTTTTCATACAACCTGTAAGGGCTAATATGCTAATTATTAGTATTATTTTTTTCATTGTCGTTCCAGTCCATAATTTGGTCTAATTTTAATTTAATTTCATCTGGATTAAGGCCGTCTAATTCTTTATAACCTAGTTTATTAACAAAACCTTGGTAACCTCTTAATTTTTTATTTCTTTTTTCTAACTTCTCTATTTTCTTATTTAGAGTATCTTGGTCGTTGACTTTTGATAAGTTTCTTTTCATACGCCATTGATTTAATGATATGTTAGCCGCTATTAATAATAATACTGCTAATGGGTCAAACACAAATATTAGCACCAATATGACAATTCTAACGGCGTGGTCAAACATTTCTTTTGCTTGGTCACCATATATCATTTCAGCAATATATTTGATAGGACCTACTTCGGCCTCTATTTTATCTTGCTCTAATTTTAAACTTGCTTTTTCATTTGTTAATTTAACAATTTCATCTGTAGCATTTTTAATTGCTAAATTTAATAAATCTCGTTCTTCTTTTTGTTTCTTACGTTCTTTTAAACCTCTACTTACATATTCTTTATCAATGTAAACATCTAAAGCTTTATCTAATCTGTCAAGTGTGCTTTGTGATCTGTTTATAATTAATTGTTGTTGACTAATTTGATTATCTATTAGTTCTATTTTTATATTATTACCTGAAGTAGGTTTAACTTGGTCTAGGTGTGCCTTTGATAAGAAACCAAAGATACCCATTGATGTAATGAATATTAAAATTATGATTGCTAAAAACAAATAAGTTTTTAGTAAGCGTGGTATATTACTACGCCAATTGTGATACAACCAACTGGCTGCCACTAGTTTACCAACTTCTAAAGCAGAGCCCATAGCAACAATAGGTATGAAGGCACCAGCAAACAAAGTTGCTAGACCTATAATAGAATACCCAGCCGCTATAACAGATATACTAATGGCCGATATAAAAGTTAATAGTGTTAAGAACATAGTTATATTTATTTGATTGTTTTATCGCTGGCGTAAGTATCTTCCAACTTTCTTACTTTGTTAATTATTCTAATTACTCGTTTATCATAGTCTGCTGTAGTAGAAAATTTATCTAAAGTTTTAATTAGAGCAATAGGATCTAATGGCCTATTATTAACTAACATAGTTTCCCTCAACTCTCTAAAGTCAGCGTATGCTGGGTGTTCGTTTAATAGTCTAATATATTCTTTTACACTATCACACTTTGTAGCAAATATTCTAACACCCCAACCTGGCCATTTTTTAATACCAATTGGCACCATATGTGGTGTGTCTTTATCCCAAGTTCTAATACCAAACAAGTTATTACCCTCTACAGCAAATCTACTTGTGCCCCAACCTGTCTCTAAAGCTGCCTGACCTATAATCATTTCAAACGGTACTCTATTCATACGAGGCGTTGTAAAATTTATGTAGTCAATACATTTGTGTAAAGCTCTAACAAATTGTATATCATTTGTATATGTAAACTCTGGTTCTCTTAAATCTAAATCTGCTATCTTTTTTAAATAAAAATTTTCAACATCATCATTTACTTTATCTATTGCCCACTTATTAGGTTTAAATGTACCATAACCATATGCTAATAAACATATTACAGCAAGAGCAAATACTATTTTTGTCATTCGCCAACTAGTATCTAATAGTTTGTCCCAATTAAATTTTTTTGGCATAATAATCATAACCTCCCCACTCTTTACCATCTTCGTCTTTAAATGTTTCTAATTTTGATTGAAAGAAAGTTAAATGTGGTTTTAACTTTTCTACTTTTTTAAAGATTGTCTCTGCTTGTTTTTCTGTATAGTTATCAAAAATATCTTTAGCCCAATTACCAGTATAATATAATCTACTAGTGCCTGATCTGTTTGATGGTTTTGTTAACTCACCTAATTGTATTAGTGCCTCACCAATACGAGCTTTAACATAGGGGTCTAACTCTTTCACCTTTCTCATAATATATCTCTTTCTCTTTTATTATAGGTCTAAACCTATAGCATTTAATTTAGGCCTAAAACTATAAAATAGTTTGTTGTGATTACCAGTATCACCAACATTAGCCATTTGGTACAAGTGTACCATTTCGTGGCCTAAAGTGTCCACAAAATCTTTTTTACTTCTATATTCAGGTAACATTTCTAACCAAAATTGTTGTGTGCCTTTTCTTTCCCATACCCAAGTTGTTACCTGACCATAACAAAACTTTTTAGATTTATCTTTGTAAATCTTTTTAATTTTAATATCATTAAAAGGTGCTAGTTTGTTTTTAAATACAGCCTTATTAATCATATTAAAATAGTATTTTATATCCTTGTAGGTAGTTTTATACTTCCTTCTGGATGATAATTCTCTTTTCAGTTTCTTTTTGATTCTTGCTTTTTCCAACTTGATTTCTCCCTCTTAAATAATTCTATTAACATCATTACCAAACCAGATAATATAATTACTTTTATTTCAAGTGGAGTTTCTAAAAAAAGTTCAATCATTTACAATCGTCCTCTATTTTAGTTCCCTCTAGTAAAGCACATTTGTATTTTTTGTCTGCCTGTAATCTCAAATCAACCATAATACCGTCTAAAATGGCAGGTAAATAGGCTTGAAGTATTGAAACCATTTCAATTGAATACTTGTGAGCTAATCTTTCTAACTCATAAGACATCAAAGCGTTGACATCAATATCCGTGCCGTTCAGTTTAGATTGTATAACGTGGCCAATCACCGCCTTGTTATATTCATCTGCTTTCACATTTGATAATAAAGACCATATTAGACCATTTACTATCAATATCGTTATAATAAACTTTTTCATAATATAATAACCTCCTATTATTTAGTTATATCATAGGTGGTCGGATTGTCAAGCGTAAATAAGTGTTGATTTATAAGGGTTTTTTAAGGGCGACTTAATATCCGCCCTTAAAAATCGTTGATTCGTCTAAGCTTTTTTCATAAAATCATCATTCCAGTTAAAAGCCTCTTTTACTACAGCCTCTGTAAGGCCTTTGTAAACTTGGTTTAATCTTTTATCTTTAATGTTGATTAATAAATCAGCTTCTGTTGTGTGTAAACCCTCTAACATTTGAATAAACAAGGTTTCTTTTCTTGTTTTAGAAAGTGTGTTGTTACCACCTTTTAAAAAGTTAAACAATCTTCTTGCTTCTGTTTTTAAAAGTGTATGCTCTGTGCCAACAGGTGCCTCGTTTGCTATAAACGGTGGCGTTCCTTCTGGTAGATCCCATTCTATTTTAGGATCAAAAGCAGCCTTTAATATCTGTCTTAAATACGGTTGATCGTATTGTTTTAAAACAGCAATCTTTTTAGGCTTGTCTTTGGCATTATTAACTTTGGTAAAAATCTCGTGTACGGTCTCACCAGCAACACCTGAAGTGTTTGCCATAGCCGTCATAGCCTCTTTACTCATTAAGTTAGGGTTTTGTGCTTGTTCAGCCATAATTATCTCCAATATATATTGTCAAAAATCGTTAATGTTTTCAATCAATGATTTTAATT